GAAGCCTTAAAATTTGCTGACAAGCATTTGGATGAAGAGAAAAGGGAATTGTTTGCCCGGTATCTCCTTCATATCAATAAGGAACGCAACCCGGATAAAGAATATGTTTTGGGAAGGCTTTCTGCTTTTATCCGGGAGCGATCTTTCACTCATGCTTTATATGAGTCAGCAGAATTAATGGATAAGGGAGATATTGATCAAGCTTCTTTAACCATGACAGGGGCTTTAAAGTCCGGAATTGAAAAGCAAGATTTTGGTTTAGATTACCTCGTTGATTATAGCAATCTTGGTGAACGAGGAGAGAAACCAAATTATTTAATGAATTTAGGAATTGAGCCTATTGATTACAGAATAGGTGGTTTATCTCGTGGTGAACTCGTTTTGATTGTTGGTGCTTATAAAGGAACCAAAAGTTTTTTCGGTCACCACCTCGGTTTACATGCCCTCAAACTTGGTTTGAAAGTTCTCCATATCTCTCATGAAAACAGTTTGGCTGAAATGGAACTCCGGTATGACATGATGAGTGGCTTTCTCATCAATGAAAAGAAACCAATGGAAGTAGAATGGCGCTGGCATGATAAGAAGAAAAACCGAATCAGAACTGAGATGAAAAAAAGGAACACCGTTTATTCCCGAAAGATAGTGGTTCAAAATAGAAAGAAAATGATGTCATTCGGAGGGAAACTCATCCTCAAGAAATATCCTATGGGAACTTGTACGGTAATGGAACTTGAATCCTATATCGAATATCTGGAAAACTTCCAAGATTTTAAACCTGATGTGATCATTAATGATTATGCCGATATAATGAGGCCTTTAAACCCCAAGAAAGATCCAAGGGATGTACTTAATGAGACCTATATATCACTTAAAGGCATAGCCGACTCTAAAGGGGCTGTAATGATTACTATGAGTCAGGTTAATCGTGATGGCCTCCGCTCCTCCGCTCTTGATGGCCGGATTTCCTCGGAGCATCTGGCGGAAGATATTCGCAAGGTTGGTAATATTGATAAAGGCTTTTATGTTTCCCGGACAAGGGAGTTGGAAGAGAACCATGAAGCAGTCCTCGGTTGTTTTGCTAACCGTCAAAAGACTCAGAACATCGAATGTGTTATTGGTCAGAACCTCGAATGTGGGCAATTTGTTACTTATTCTTATTTGGATAAAGAAAGGCCTGCATGAATTACAAGTCCCTATCCAAAAAAGAACTCCGGAGTTGGTTCAAAGATATAATTAAATTCACTCCGGAACCTTTCAAGCACCAATATGCTTCCGTTGCCTTTACCCTCGGAGAAAGTCTGAAGAGGGTTTTCCTTATTCATGGTATTGGTACAGGCAAGACTCTCACAGCTTTATTCCTTGTTCAATCGTGGAATCCTAAGAAAACTTTAATTATCTGCCCCAACAGTGTTATACGAACGTGGGAAAAAGAACTCACTCGACAGCCTTCTGTCGATTTTATAGCTCTCACAGGTACTAAGTTACAGAGAGAGAAAAAATTTGCCTTAGAACGTGATTTTTACATCATCAATTATGAAGGATTAAGAACCATCTGCTGCACCAGAACCAAAAGAGGCCGAAGAATGAGGAACATTCTTGATCGTACCAAAATAAATAAACTCGGTTTTGATGCTATAATAATTGACGAGTCTCACCATCTCCGAAACCGTACCACAATACAATCCCGAATATGCGAGGGATTAACCAAGCGTGCCCGGTATGTTATCCTGATGACAGGTACTCCGATTGGCCGGGATATCAAGGACTTGTTCTCACAGATGCTTGTTTTGGATAACGGAAAAACATTTGGAAGAATTTATCACCAATTCAAACGCTTTTATTTCTTCAAAGAAAGGTTCCGGAAAGGATGGACTGAGAAAAGGGTGTGTGGATTATGTAACGAATTATATGAAAATAAAGTAATCCATATTACCAAAGTTCATAAAATGAGTTGGTGGAAATATAAATTATTACATCCAGTTGAAAAGACGGCTCGTGATCTCATATTGGATACCGTGGGGGAATCCGCTATGCGCTATTCACGAGAGGAGTGTGTTGACCTTCCGTCACTTACTTATGAAGTCCGGGAGGTTGACCCATCTCCAAGTCAGGTAAGGAGTACCATCGAGGTTGTTGCTGGCCTCGATTTGAATATAATTCAAAAAAATATTAAGTATCATATGCATAAGGTCATTCAAATTACCAGTGGTTTCCTATTCGATAAGGAAAAGGTGGTTCATACTTTTAGTCCAAACCCTAAGTTGGCTGAACTCCAAAGCCTCATAGATGAAATAGATGGTAAGTTTATTATTTACCATAATTATAATTATGAAGCGGAAATGATAGCCAAAGCATTAGATAAGAAGCATATAAAATGGGCTATGCTAAATGGTACAATAAAGGATAAGGGAGCAGAACTGGATAAATTCATTGGTAATAAAGATTGTAGGGCTTTAATTGCTCACCCCAAATCCGGAGGAGAAGGATTGGATGGTTTACAGGATGTCTCCCGGATAATTATTTTTTATTCCAACGGCTTTATTGGTAATATATTAAGGGAGCAAGCCGAAGGCCGTATTCATCGTACGGGACAAAAGAAACCATGTGTTATTATCGACTTAATTATGAAAGGTACCATTGACGAAATAATGTACCATTCTTTAAAGAAGCAAGAAGCTGTAAATGCTAAGATTTTGCTATATTTACAGGAAATGCAGAAAAAACCATAAAATTATTTTTCTTCGCTAATGGTTGGTATATATGGTTCCCTAAAATTATCTTTGGTTTTTCTTTGGTTTATGGTAAAAAGTATTAGGATAATACCAAGTATGGATATATATTATGGTTAAGTTAAATACGAAACCAACTCCAAGGAGGATCAAATGAAGACTCGTGAAGAAGATAGACCATTTGAAATTTTTTATCTTAAAGGTTTACAAAACAAGAGTTGTCGAAAATCTTTCAAGAATGAAATTACTTATAATAAATGGTTAGAAAAAAATCAAGATGATATTGAAGTAAAAAGTTACTGTTTTTTAGATGAATAATTAATTCCTTATAAGTCTGGTTTTTGAAATCTAATTTAGAGGAGAATTAAAATGAAAATCAACGCTGTTAAAATACATAATGAAACCGAAGGAAAAGCATTTTCAATCGAGTTACTCAAAACCATCGAAAGATTAAAAGCAGAAAGGAAAGGAGAACCTAATAATTCCGAAAAAGGAAAACTAACCAGACTTATTAAAGACCGTCAAAAAGCGTACATCATCAACGAATCTTACTTGGAACAATTTAAATCCTCAGGAGGAATCAAAATGGCTGCAACGAAAGATACCAAGAAACCAACCCCGAAGAAAGATGTAATCTTCAAGAAGGGTCAGAAACTTCGTCATATCCAAACGGGTCAGATTGTTACAATGACCGCTTATGATCCCAAAGCCAAAACGATCACTTACAAAAACCTCACCACCAAAGAAGTCAAGACCCACAAAGAGGGTTATCTGAAAATTGGCTTCAGCCCGGAACTTGATGCTGGGAAGAAAGCCCCGAAAAAGGCAACAAAGAAAGCCACCTCCAAATCAACCGCTCCGAAAGAAAAGAAACCCACCCGGAACAAACGTACTGTCATAGCTGAACTTCTTACCAAAGGTGGGAAGTTAGAGAAGATCGTTGAAGACCTCGGAAAAGCTTTTCCGGAAGGCTCTGACAAAGAGAATCCCGGCCTTGTCAAAACCCTCGCCATCTTCGCAACCCATTTGGGTGCCGGAAGAATAGTGGACGGGAAATACATCCCGTTTGTAATTGTTACCAAAAAAGAAGTATAAACTGATGGGTGCCTCGGTTCCTCCGGGGCATTAAAGTGCATAGGGAGTCCAAAGCCTCCCTAATATGGTTTTCGGAACCTAATCCAAAGGAGAATATTATATGACCGTAAGAAGAGCGGAGAAGAAACCCAAACGAGCCGTCAAACGCTCCCAAATCAAGAAGGTTCCCAAAAGGGCAGCCCGGAGATTAATCAAACATCGTATTTACCTGTACGATAGACACGGAGCTTATCACTTTTATGTACCCATCTGTATAAAGAGACAGGGTGATGAAAAAGAGACGCAGAACGTGTTAAAAGATGCCATCCATGAAACTGTTAGGAATATAAACCGTAGTTCAAAATATTTCTGGATCCACGGGAGAACCAAAATTGTTCTATACTCCCTTGATAAGTTATCCGGGAAGGGTCATCCATCTCTCAGACCATAAGGAGGAATAATGTACCATTTACTTGCTGCCACTATTCTTTTATTTTGTGTAGGACTTTATGTCAAATATCAAAGACCTCCTTTTCTTTATCTGGATCAGATTCGGCCGATCGCTCGATTCAGGCAAAAACGAATTGAACGCAAAATATCCAAAGACATGGATAAGGCCATTGTATTCTTACAAAGGATTGACATCCTATTAAGAAAGGCTAAATGGTCAAGACAACGGAGAAGGCAATTTTGGAGGGATTTAATCAAGCATCCTCAATTACGAGCAAACTTATATGATTTGATTAAGGAAAGTTAATCATGGATGTAATCCAAATATTAAACCACTTCAGTGTAACATACGTTGATAGTCATTCTTCTTTATCTTCCAAATGCGTTGGAGTCGATTGCCCGGTTTGCGGAGATAAAAAGAAGCATCTGGGAATCTTCCGGGATAAAGGTAATGTCCACTGTTGGAAATGCGGTTATAACGGGAGCTTGTACAATTATCTTAAAGAAAGCCAGAATGTATATTGGAAAGACTTTCAAGAAATTACCGGAATTGGTAAGCATAAAGGAGATACTGCTTTGGAAAACATTAAAAATATCTTGGAAAAAGAGAAGCGAACAAAAAACATACAAACCACCCCCAAACTGGATTCGGCAAGAGTCCGAATGGAAAAGCCCAACCTTACTTCACCAACTGTAAAAAGGTTCCTGAAGGAACGCAGATTCAGTCCTTCCATTTTTGAATTTTATGGAGCTTTGTTTTGTCGATCTGGGAAGTGGATAAATAGATTAGCAATTCCCCTTCATGCTAATTTCAAAGGCTCCTCTCCTCTTGGTTATGCCGCTCGTGCTTTATCCCCCCGAATAAGTCCAAGGTGGTTATTTACCAAAGAATTTCCGGTACATGACCATCTTTACTTTAACAACCCTTATAATGATGATTGGAAAAGGGTAACGATTGTTGAGGGTATATTCGATGCTTGGGCTTTACCGGATATGGCTGTTTGTATCTTCGGAACTGAATTGAGTTTCGTTCAACTTATTAAATTATCCCTGCGCTTTACCTCAGATATCAAGATGCGGATAATACTGGATGGAGATGCACACGTAAAAGCCCGGAAAATAAGGGACAAACTTTCTCCTTTCTTTTCTTCTATCGAAGTAATATATTTAGAAGAGAATCAAGACGTGTCGAGTTGTTGGGCCAACGAAGAAAGAGGGGAGCTTTTTGATGTATTATGATGTGATGCCTTATTATCGACTTGTATGGAACTCCGCTATTAAATTCAAACAAAAGCATTTGAGGATTAATTTTGAGGCTGCGGACTTGGCTCAGGAAGGATGCTTACAGTTTGATGATATAGCTCGAAACTACGGCCGCAAGTATGAAGATGGTTTAATATCATGCGAATTTACTACCTTTTTGGTTAATGCTTTGAACTATCATTTCCTCAACATCTCTCATAATGATCTTAACTCGGTGATAGATTATACAGCTGACCCTGAGAAAGTTGCGGAAACCCCCACTTATGACGTCAATTTCCAGCAACCCATCATAGCCTCCCTATCTGATAAGGCCAAAAGCCTCTTTATTATCTTAATTGGAGCAAACGAAGCCTTCCAAAATTATTTATTGTCTACCGCTTCCAATATAACCTTCCAACGTAAGGTTTGCTCATTCCTCGATATAAAGCAAAAAGAATATATTCAATTGGAAAAGACGGTAGAAAAAGGAATCAAAGAAAATCTGGTATAAACAAAAGAGGCTCCGGGGGGAATCCCGGAGCCTCAACACTAACCTTCCTCATTATCTTTTCCAGCTCTATCAGCCACCCCATAAGCACCATACCCAGCGGCAATCTTTAGAACCCAAGGAGCGAAGGGCGCCGAAACAGGATTCAATCCCAACGCTGTTCCTAAAATACCGATCACTATTGCCTGATTGGTTTTCTTTCTCCACCATTTCCTTTTTGTCCTCATTATAACCTCCCTTTAATATACCCATACAACCTGAGTTGATTTTGTTTCTGTAATATCAGCGTGGATAAAATCTTTCCCAATACCGATACGAGTGAAACCAGCATTTAATAAAGCTTGGACTATTTTGAATCTTGACCGGGAGTCTATCACTTTGATATCTACGGCTTCACCTTTGAGATGTCCGGAGGTATCTGAACCACCCTCTTTTTTATTATGAGTTTTACAGCTACACCCTCTATTGATTATAAAAGGCACCCCGGCTATAATTCTTGCTGCTGTTAATCTTTTTATTAATGTATCATTGGGTACGAAAAAACCGCATCCACATCTACACACCATTTCATTTTCTGTAAAAAGTTGTATCGCATCCATTATACTCTCCTATAGAAAAAGGGAGGGCACGGAGAAGGGAGCCATCCGTGCCCTTACGGAACTGATCCCGCACCAAGCTCCGTTCCCATTTATTTTTTACTTAACTTAATCACTTCAGTCGTTAAAGTCGTTATTGATGCTTGAATTAATTGTTGGTGTTTATCCAATTTCTCATCAATACGAATAACAGAAGCTTTTACCTCTTTTACATCTGTTCTCATCTCTATTCGATCTTGCTTATAATCTTCTTTATCTACCATTCTATTATATAATTCTGGAATGTTAGTATTTTTGACTTGTAGCATATCCTTAGTTAAGGTTGTGATATCTTTTTTGGATGAAATTCTACTTCCCACATAATTCCCAACCAAGCTCCCCCCGGTAACAAGAACCATTAAAAGTCCAGAGAGTCCGGCCACCCAATGCCACCATTCATTAAAAATAATCCCCTCCATAAATATCCCTCCGAGCTTTTAAAGATTAAACAGCCGTGAATACTTTTGTTTTCTTATCATATTTGTATTTCTTTTCTTTCCAATCCTCTGGGACATTTTGAACGTCCTCAATAATATCAAGGGCTTCTACCAAAGCGTGATTCGCAATTACGGTGCCTCCAAGATACCGAGTCTTGCCTTCTATCCTTGCAGGGGGATAATTGGGAATTTCAATCCTATTCTTACCCTTTGAATCTTTCCCTATACTCACCATTGCTTCGTTAGGAAATACAAACTCAACTTCTTTTGATTTTTTGTTCTTAATTATTTTTGACATATTATCCCCCTATCGCTTTCAAGGCATCTGGCGCAACAACCCTGACTCGTGGTGTATATCCAAATGAATTGCCATGACCTTTCTTACGCACACATCTAAAACGAGAATCATAATAATAAGTTAAAGCTGGGTCTTCACCTGAGGCATTACCCTCGTCAATACCCTCAACAATAACCATTCCAACATCATCCTCGCAAACGCCAAGAATATCATTAAGTTGGTATGTTCCGTCTTTCCAACCAATATCCATCATTACGCCATAAGTTGAACCCCCAGCCTGACCAAAATAAACAATATCATTATATGAATTTTTCTTTAAGCACTTACCCCCTGTCCCGGTAATATTGACAGGAGGAATATCATTAGTAAACCAGTGTATTTCCCCCGGAGTTATTACCACCCCATCAAGTGTCGATACAGAATAGCCTGTTTTACTATCAGTAGTATTATCCCATGTACTCATGAACGTCAAAGCATCAATTGACTCTATTTGACAACCAAGTACCGTATCAGTTCCTTCAGATAATGATACCGCTAAACCAAATGTAGGAACCGTCCCACTAATACTCGCGGCAATAGCCTCCATTATACGGTCACCAGTTGTTTGAAAATATCCTATAACTATATGTGTAGTATCTGGCGAAGTAATGCCCGTGTCTGAAACTGGTCCATCTTCAAATTCAATTTCATTACCTGGAGTGACAACAAGTGCACTTAACGTAGCAATAGTACTATATCCGTCATTATCAAGGGCAATCGCTTTATAGGCACAACCAACCACATCGGTATCAATTTTACAGATAGATACGTTGGTTATCTGCCCAACGTCTAAAGATACTTTATCACCAAGAGTGATAACTAAAGTGGAAGGGTTGACTGACCCCGCAATGAGATACCCGATACTATTTGTTTCATCTCCATAACAATCACAAAACTTATCATTGTCAGCCTCGCATATTGCCGCCCATCGAGAGGTAACTGTGTCAAAGGCTAATCTATCCGCGCCAAGAGTTATATCCAATGTAACTTCATCCAACTGTCCTGCCAAAACTGATATGTCATCATTTCCCGGCTGGTCTACAAACTGAACAACAAATCTACCATTTCCCACGCGAGTGATATCCACATTCTCCGTAGGATTAAATTCACTAAATATAAAATTACTTCCAACGGTTGTTGTCCCGTCTGCTTCATATCTCATTGGTGTGACTGTACCATGATTCGTAACAGTGGCATCAGTATAGGCATAAACAACTACCATTTCAGTTATCCAATCCACCGCCATATAAGAATCAGCACCACCAATATTATTATCTAATTCATCTCCTATAATAGTAGCAAAAACATTATCAAGACTTGAGAAAGGTATAATATCTGTTCCTGCGGAAATAGCAATATTCCCCGCGACGCACGGCTCCTGCTCAGTCACGGTGACAGTCTGGTTTGAACTAATATTAGACACCGCAGTAAATATACCCTTCACGTATGCCATAATACTCTGGACAGCGTTGACCACTGTAGCGGCAGTATCGGTTTTTATTCCGATTACATCACGCATTCTTGCATTGTCAACACTACCGGCAGATGGAACCGTATGACTCCATATAATACCTTTTATATTCGCCATTAATGATTTATTTGTTCCCACTGTCCCGGCGGTTGTATCATCTTTCTTACCAATAACATCCCGTATATAAACATCAGCAGCAGAATCCTTAGCCGGAACCTTTGATATTGAGAATAACTTTGTTACCATCCCTAATATTGCAGCTATCATGATAAAGTCCTCCCCACTGTTGTTATATCCTCCCCTGTATAAGTATAAGCCTCGGTCATAGTCACATTCATCTCCCCGGCTGCAAATATATACTGAAATTGAGTCATTTGATCAGAACCGTCATATGTTAATGTTCCAACCCCGGTTATATCAAACCCTGCATCACCAGCTGGGGAATTATCCGTGATCGTTATAGTATCGAATAAATCACCCCCGGTTCCTCCTGCGTAAGTAAGAACCATATCAACATTATGGGTGGTCAATCCCTCGACAGTGGCCTTCACTTCCGCCATCATCGAGTTATATTGAACGGCTAAAACATCAGTCACCCCGTCCGTTACGGCATTTGTTTTGGTATATGCCATTATTATCCCCTTATGAGAATGTTATGGTTGATTCTATGGTCATTGTAAAAGAACTCGATTTAGTTACTGCTATTACCGAGTGACATCCCATTGTACCTGTATCAACTGAAGCACTTGCCGCTTCTCCAAATAAAGCAAACTCGGTAAGTATCCCATTTGCTTCCGTTGGCCCAAAATAGGTAGTGAAAAAAGCTTGATTGCTTGAATTGGAACGTGCTGATAATATCTTTCGAGCCAATTCTGTTCCTAAAATAGTATCTCCCGGAAGCGGAGCAACCACGCTCGTACCTACAGCACCATAAGTCATATCACAATCATTACCCGTACCCACCCATCGTTTAGCATTCATTTCATGCGCTGTAGTAGGGATAAGATTATCATATTCAAATACAATATCTTCTCCAGTATGAATATTATGGAGAGTAAATACATGGTGGCCTTTGGCTCCGGCCTTTTCTTTTAATTTGAGTTTGATTCCCTTTTTCAACCCCATGTTCCTAATCCCCATTTAAAAGTTCCCCATTTAGCCGGGTGAGCATCCAAAGAAGTTATGTGAGAATCTGATACTGCTATATCCTCATTTACATATTCGAGTAAATCAACCAATTCATCATCCCTTATCTTCACATTCTTTTGGTTCTTTATTAATCCAATGAGGAACTCAACCAGATCATATAATGTAGTCGAAAAATTAACAGAATAACGAAATATATTATTGCCTATAATTTGTATATTAACCCTTTGTATTTGAAACTTTCCATTATACGTTTCCCCGGTAACATTTAAAGTAAGAGTTTGGCCTGATTTCCACCCCTTTGAATTATCTGAATAAAAATTACCACTCACCCAAGCCTCGGAGAACTGTTCCAATTCCATTTGAGCTCTGTTATATGCCTCTTCCTTTGAACTTAGAGTTGGATCCACTACATAATGTTCAATAACACCGTCACCGCCTTCTAAGGCAGCAATTGCAGCCTGAGAAACATAGTCATTAGTTCGTACAATAATAGGAGTATCATATTTGTAAGTGAATTCCATTACTGCTCCGGCTCCCGGTGCTGCTGTTCCAGAAGATGTCCTCACCGATGATTCTGTATAATTCATCATATAATCAAATAAAGTTTCATCTTGTAAAAATTCGACTCCCACGGTTTTTGCTACAGTATCTACCTTCATTGTTAGAGATGAAGGTTTATATCCGAGCTTAAAAATAGTTTGATCAGCTACAGCTTCTTGAGTATCCACATAAAAATCAGATAAATAATGCCCACCTCTCACAACCACCCTATTCCGTACCTGAGAATAATCCGGCTTTAATTGAAAATCATTTAATATGGTTCTCAAAGTCGTATCACTAACTTCATATGGAGCCAATTCCGTATTATGAGCAAAGAAATGAATATCTTTCAATTCATCTACATACCAATCGTAAGCAAATAAATCAGCCAACTCTTTTATACATTCATCTGCAGGTTTGTAATTGAATACTATCTCTGCTACAGTTGGCCCAATTTCCGTATTGTTAGTGGTAAATCCTATAGCTGGATCAGTATAATTAGCAACTATATCCTGAATAATAGCTTGACATGTTTGACCAGAATAAGAAGCAGCAACCAATCTCCGGGATAATAACCTTTGATAATCCATGCATATTACTTGATACATATATTCCGTAGGTACATGAGAAGTTTTTTGTATTTCATTAATAATTCCACCAAATATAATCGTATCACCATCATAAGCACTAACATCTACTCCCACCACAGGCTCAGTGGCTGGGTTCTCTAAAGTAAAAGTACAAATATTTGGTTGAGCATTTATAACGTCTTGGACATTGAATCCTTTCGTCCACGTCTCAACACTATTTATGTATACAGTTAAGGCCATTTTAAAACCTTCCCACCTTAGTTCTTCGCTTCATCTCGTTAAATATCCCGTCCGCAACACTTCTCCCCACTTCTCTGGCGTTTAAAAGACTGTCGATGTAGTTTCCCTTAACCTCGACAAATATATCACCGAATCCGTTGTTATTCACGTGTCGTGGATCATCAGCAGTCAATACCTCTTCACCTCTTTGAAGAACAGCCGGAACCTCGTTGGACAAAAGATTAGCAAATTTAAAAGGAGTACCACCAGAACCAACAACACCCCCGGAGTGAAAACCTTTTATAGTATTAGCTTCATCAATGGCATTAAGTTCTCCAGAACGATATAGTAAAATAGCTTCTTGAGCAATTGCTGCTATCCGAGCCGATTGATCCGGGGATATATCCATATCAATCATTTGAGCTTGTATACTCTTAAAAGCTCTTGATCCTGCTTCTTCAGCTCCTATATCATCCCTATCTGACCAGTGCTTTACTTCGTTCATTAATCGAGCATTAGCCTTAGTCCAAGTGGCATCCCCACTTTGAGCTGCGACAATACCGGCATATTTAGCAGCCAAATGATCTTCTGCATCTGCTGCTTTCAAACTTCTATCTTTTTGAGAGGTATGTTCCAAACCTAACTTCTTAGCAATTGCTTGTCCGGCTTTGAAAGCTCCATATCCTACAGCAGCGGCTAATAATAAAGGTGCCGCAGCAACGGCTAATCCTCCGGCAGAAGCAAGTAACCCTCCTGCACCAGAAAGCAAACTCCCTACTCCTCCAGCACCACCACTTGCACCACCAAGTAATCCTTTTCCAATATCAACTATCCCTGTACC